GCCGCACAGCTTCTCCACCGCCCGGCTGAGGTCCTCGATCTCGCCGGGCAAAAGCATGGCCTTGACCGTCTCCGCCGGCGTCGCTCCGCCGAACTTGGCCTGCAGCGCCGGGTCCTTCAGGTTTGGATCCACCACCCCGGCCAGCAGGATGTGGACGTTCACGTCGTCCGACAGGCTCTCCTTCAGTTCAGACACCTTCCCGTAGGGCAGGGCTCGCAGCGCGAACACCACGTCCTGCCCGCACAGCTCGCTCAGCCGCTTTACCTTGTAAGACCTGGTCGGGAGCTGCTTCTGCACATTGGGGATCTCCGGCTTCAGCAGCAGCTCCAGGATACTCGGCTTCTCCCCAGCGCCTTCCTCGGGGATCATAGTTGTATGCTCGCTCATATATGGTCCTTTCCCGGGGACGCGAAAGGCCCCCGCTCTATCGATTGCCGCCCGTCAGGGCGGCTTTTCTCATGCCTCGATGACGTCCAGGAACTCGTAGTCGGTGAAGGTAAAGGGGCACTCCACCTTGCCCACGCTCTTGGCCTCCCAGTCCGCCAGGGTCAGGTCGTCGAAGCTGACATCGTAGAGGGCCACCCGCTCCGCGCCGTAGCTGTCCGGGTCCCGCAGCTTGGAGATCACCGTGAAGCGCCGGTCCACGCCGCGCTTGATGCCCTCCATCCTCTGGGCGAAGCCGGAGTCCACCTTGTGCAGCGTCAGGCTCCCGGTGCCGCTGGCGTTCATGGCCTTGTGGGTGGTCATGAACCGGCCGCACAGGTTGACGGTCTCCTTGTTCAGCGCCACCTTGGCCTGACAGGCGGAGACCTCCGCCACCTTCTCCCCGTCGATCCACAGCTCGCCCCAGGTGCCCGAAATGACCCGCCTGGCGCTGTCAATGGTTCTTGCCATGTCTATCCCTCCTTACAGGTTGTCCACGGAGAGCTGGAAGTCCTCCATGGCGTCCACGAAGCGGCCGCCCACCCGGACAAAGACCCAGCTCCCGGTCTGATACTCCTTGATTTCCTGCGCGGTCATATCCGCCGTCTCAATGCCCTGGGAGCGCATCCACTTCTCCTGGGCCTCCGTGTCGAGCTCCGCCCAGCTCTCCCCGGAGGAGAGCACCCCCTGGCCCTCCAGCTCGGCCAGGAAGGTCTGGATGGCGGTCACCAGGACGCACTTGTTGTCGTAGGTGTTGGCGTACCGGCCCACATACTCGTCCTGGATGGTGGTGCGCAGATAGTAGGTGAGGAGATCCATCCCCTCCACGATCTTGATCTTGCTCCAGTCCGCCTTCCCCGTGGCGGGGATGGTGGTCAGGGAGTTGACGCCCCGGGCGATCTTGGCCTTGACGCCGTCGTGGATCAGGATTAGCTTGCCCGCTTTGATGGCCGCCTCCTGTTCCTGTGTGGAGCGGGGCGTCACGGCGGTCAGCTCCATCAGGGGGGCGTAGGTGGCCGACATGCCCGCGGGGATGCCCGCCAGCACACCCGCGATCCGGCTGGCGTACTGCCCCGCGGTGTAGGTGGCCGCCCCCTCCGCAATGGCCCCGTCGGTCTCGGCGAAGTCGATAATCCCCATGTCGTCCGGGGCCTTGGCGGCGTTGGGCTCCACCAGCTTCTCGGTGAAGTAGGCCGCCCTCCGGTCCTTGACCCACTTCTCCAGCGCCGTCAGCTCGGCGGCCGTCGCGTCGGGCGGCCCGGCCAGGTAGTCCAGCGTCAGCCCCTCAATGCTCTTGAGCCCCGCCTCCAGGGCGGTGGTGTCCTCCGTACCCGTGGCGATGACCACCGCCACTACCTTGCTGGGGCCGCCCCGGTCGCTGCCGGTGAACGCCCTCCTGATGTAATTCTGGTTTTCCTGCCCCAGCTCAGTGGGAATCAGCGCCGCGCTGGAAAGCTGGTGGACGCCCTGGGCCTTGGCATCCCGTACAAATACGCCCACATAGCCCTTCTTGCTCCGGTTGGCCGCCTGCTGGGCGGCCGCCTGGAAGGTAATCGTCAGGCTGGGCAGCCCGATTGTCGTCGCCATCGTATCATCCTCTCTTGCGTCAAAGCGCAGTTCGTTCGATTGCAAAGTGCTCCATCTTTGGGGTGTCCGCCGCCTCCGGGTCCTGACAGCCCGGCCGGGCATCCATCCACTGGAATACGGCGCTCACCTCGGCAAAGTCCGGGTTCCCAAGTCCACGGTTTGCCTGCACCGTCAGGGCCCGGTCCTCCACCTGGAAAAAACCTTGGGCAAACAGGCCCATCACTGTGTCCTGCCGCTGGTTCAGCGCCTTCCGGCTGCTGTCATGGTAGGCGTCCGCCTCCACATAGCAGGTGACCAGAAGGGTCACGCTGCGGCGTACCAGTCCGATGTTGACATCGGATTGCTCCGCCTTCTGGCACTCCAGGGTAAAGGAGGGCCGCCGGAAGTCCTTGGGAAGCTCGTCATAGTAGACCGGCTCTCCCGGATAGAGGCGCTTCAGTTCCGCCTCCACGGCGTTCATCAGCGTATTGGTTGTAAGCATCTCAATAATCCACCTCATCCGCAATCCGGCTCAGCACCCGGTCCGCCGCTTTCAGCGCGAGATCCAGCGCCTTCGCCTTTGTCCAGCTATAGAATTGCCGGCCCTTGACATATCCGGCGGCTGAGGCCCGCGTGACTCCGGCCCGCCCCGCCTGGTTCCACGACCGGCTGCTTCCGGCCGCCGGCCTGCGGGTGCCGTGCCCCCGCTCCAGCCAGCGGGTGACCTGCTTTTTGGACACGGGCTTTCCCTTCCAGGTATGCTGCGTTTCCTCCACCCTGGGCTGGGCCGTCCCTTTTCCGGGAGAGAGGGCCGCATAGCCGCCCTTGCTGCCCACCCGCAACTCCTGCCAGGTGCGCACGGTGCCCTTGGCCCCATCGGCCAGCTCCGCCGCGCCGATTTGCGCGTTGAGCTCCCTCTGGACGGCCGCGCCGGCCTCTTCCACCGCCTGCCGCCGTGCGTCCGGCACTGCCTGGAGGAGCTCCTCCCAAAAGCGGTTGAACCGCTCCAGCCGCGCCCGGTCCATGCGCGCCGTGCTGCTCACAGGTCCACCGTCCTTCCGATCTCATACTCGTTTTTAAATTCATCCAGCTCGTGGGGCGCCAGGATCTCCCACA